GTGGTCGGAGACCCCAAGATCCCATGCTGTAGATACTGGTAGTGCAGGATCGTAGGGAACTCTTGTAAGCTGTTTATCATCATCTAGTTTTGCAATAACATCCCCATATACTGCTCCTTCAATGTTGGCTATCCAATCACACTCAAACTCTTGCATATACTTCTTCTCACCCATAACTTCTTTTGCTTTATCTAATTCATCTTGATCAACTATCTTTGTCTGACTAGCTTTAGCTTTGTAATTAAACCAATCTTCCGCACCTTGTGCGTGTTGGTACAACTCATAAAAGTTATTATTCATTCCCATTGGTGTACCTATAAACACACAGTAGCCTTTACGATCTGATAATGCTGGTCTAATTATTTCTGGAAACAACTTACTGTTTACGTTTGCGTATTCATCAATGACACAGCCATCAAGGTATATACCTCTTAACCCATCTGGGGATTCCGAGCCTAGCAAGGTGATTCTTGCACCATTAGGTAGGTCTACACGTAGTTCTGTTTCGTTAAATTTAGTGTGAGGTATTTTGGCGGTAAACTGTTTCATGTAATCCCATGCAATAGACTTTGCTTGTTTGAAGGTGGGTGCAATGTAAGCAAATCTTGGGTTCTTTAGTTTGGACAGTAGTGCTGACCTAATTAAATGATTGATCATGCAAACTGTTTTACCGAACCTTCTATGGCATACGAGTACGTTCCATCTGTGTTTATCTATTTGTTTATGCAAGTGAGCTTGATGCTTCCTTGGTGTGTAAGGTATTTTAATATCCATATCTAGTGTATCATGTCGGATTTTGTACCAGATACAGGTTGGTAATCAAAACCCATATTGAGCATAGCATAGCTAATAAATAGATCGGCTGCTACTTTGTTAGGAAAGCCATAAAACTTAATAATAACATTGTTTGTTTTTTCTTCTATGTAAGCAACTGAATCTAAATCGTCTGCACTAAAGTAATCCATATACTATATCTAGTGTATTTTGAAAAAAATAAAACAGAAAAGATGTGTGTGTATAAAGGTGTGGGTGGCTGTAAGGGTGTCCTCTAGTCCGGTATATATAGAAAGAAAAAACGCTGCTAGTCTGTGGGGTGTACCCCCTATCTAAAAAACAAAAACATAGACAATACTAGGTAAAATATATCTTAATTGTATTAGTGATAAATAAAAGTTATCAAACCTTTTTACATTTAATTAATAATTCTTACTAGATAGGTCATTATTATTGTCGTTTGTTTTAACGTGTAAAAAAATCGGACTTCTCATTGTGTATGGATACCAAAATATTAAAGGACCAATTACACATTAGAATAATTCTAAACTGTAAATATACAACACCTGTTGCAATAATATCACACACAATAATAATTAAATTAATTTATATCTTGCCTTATTCTTAACATAATTGATCTATATCTTTTGTATATGTTTAAAACAAATCAACAAAAGGGAACTATGACAAATCAAGAACTAAAAAAGAAAGTTATATCATCAATGAAAAAAGATGATGAACTAAAAAAATATGTAAAAGATATGCAAGATTTATCAAATGATAGTTTTGATATTTTAGTCAAGATTATAGACAAAGCATATTTAAAAGTAAAAAACAAATAAGAAAGGAACCAATGAAAAAAGAAATAACTTTAAAATTCTATGATAATGAAAGTCATGGATATATTAAAATATCAAAATATGATCTTGAAGCATTTGATATAAATATAAAAGATTTTTCAGAATATTCATACTACAACTATGAAAATGGTTGTTATTATTTTGAAGAAGATTGTGATGCAACTCTTTTAATAGATAAACTTAATGACAATGGTTACAAAGTCAATTTTGATACTAAACATGTTAATTGTTATTATTTTGATAAACCTATATTTTCAAGAATAAATGTTGCCTAATTATAGCCATAATAATTTATTAACTTTAATTAACTAACAAAAAGGAAACTATGACACAAATAAATGAAAAACATTACGAAATACCAACAATAAACAATAAAGCTCAATATTTAGAATTTAAAGAAAATATACAAGCTCATGATAGTTTTAATGCTATTGATAATGAAAATATGGCTTTAGAATTACATATTGGACAATCAATATTAGATTTTTATAAACTTAAATATGAAAGTAATAAAAATAATGCCTAATTATAGCCATATTTATTTATTAACTTTAATTAACTGAAAGGAAACTAAAATGTTTTATAACACAATAAAAGAATACAAATCAGTAAGATATAAAGGTTATGACATATTTTTAGAGTTAAAATCTAATAATATGATGATCGCAAGTTGTTTACATGATGATGATAGGAATAGTTTTACTAATAGATATATGGACTATTCAAAAAAAGAAGTAGTAAGTATGTTAAAAGATAAAATCAATCAAATGAAAGGAAACTAAAACAATGAAAGTAGAAAACATAACAAGCAACAATGGAAATAAAATAGCAAATCAATTTGTTATTACTGATGATAAACAAAATGAGTATTTCCAATCTTATAATTCAATGATTGTAAAAAAAGATTATGAGAGTGATCAAGTTAAAATATACCTTGATCAAAAATATTGGAACTATAGCAACACAACAGGCAAATATAGAAATATATTTCTAGGTGAAACTATAAAAGATACCAAAGCAAAAATTAAATCTGGTGAGTATATCTTAACAGACTTAAACAAATAGAAAGGGAATAAAAATGGATGGAATATTAATTGTTACAAAATGGGTTTTACTAATTTTGTGTTCTGTTGTGGGTATGGTACTCGCAACAGATCCTAATTATCAATCAACAGGGTTAATTCTTGCGTTTGGTTGCTTTTTATTATTTGCATTAGACGTAGCAAGAAACTTTATAAACTAACAGAAAGCGAGAAATAAATGATAAACCCAGATAAGACACTAAAAAAAATGACTACTAAATTAGCTGATATTTTGGATTGGTTAGTTGATAGTCCTATGGATAATAAAGATTATAATCAACTTCATAAAATCTTTAATAAGTATTTAGAAATAGAAGAAAAAGAAAGCGAGGAATAAATGCCAAAAGTAGATAAATATAAACAACTTGATGATATTTTTTTTAAAGCAAATAAATATAAAGATGAAGATGATGATAGTAGTTATAATAAACTAAATAAAACAATAAAAGACTTCAATGATTATTTGGCAAAAATAAAAAAGGAAGTGGATCTAAATGAACACAGTTTAGCCATACATTATGATTATGATATAGTACCTTTGCCAGATGATATTATTGATGAAGCAAATAGAAAGGAAAAATAAAATGAGTAATACATACGATATAGAGGTTAAATTTAATATATGTACAAGTGGTGGTTTAAATAAAAGAGAAAAAAGAAAAGAAATAAACTACAATAAAAAACAGTTTGAAATTTGGGTTGATAAAGTATTGGAAAAATTTGATTATGCTGTAAATAATATGGATGATTATTGTGAGTTTGGTGATGATTATGTTCCATTTAATATAGAAGAACATGGAATTAATATTAATAAATATTAATGAATAAACAACTACAACAAAGGGAAAAAGAAGATCAAATAAAACAAAAATTATTAAGACCTATTTATAATGGTTGTAATGATAATTTTTATTTATTATGGAAAAATAAACACGATCAATATAGCGAGGTATGTTTTTGGAAAAGATACAACAACAACAAAATTTAAAAGAACTTATGAGATTAACACTCATAAATATTTTAAATGCTAAAGGTGTAATATACACCTATTATAAACAACAAGAAAGGGAACTAAATGTTAATAGACAAGCACACAGTAAAGATAATTGGATCAAAGTGGGATCATAAAAAAGATAAGAGAATACAAGATCAAATTATTGCTACTTATCAATCAACAGAAAACATGGATATTAAAAAATTAAGTTTGTTAATTGAAGAACTTGCTGATAGCCATGATGCACACCAAGAAATAGAAATATCTGTAAATTTAAAACAACATCAATACGATTAATCTTTATTATCAGAGGGTATATCAACTATATCCTCTGATACATCAATCATATCCGATTGATTATCTTCCCATGAAATTTTAATTGATTGATCAGTTTTAACATTTTGTACCTTATTATCAGAATATAAATCAGTTAATTTGTTAGCCAAAAAGGTAATGAATTTTGTTTTTTCCCTTATCCATAGTATCTGATTAGGATTTTCTATCTCTTGATATTGAAAGACTTGCAATAATTTATCAATTAAAGTCTGAACACCATTTTTTCTGGCTTCAGTTATCCTCTCGTTCATCTCTGGATTTTTTTTTAAGAAATGAT